CCAACTCCAGAAGTAAACTTTGGGTTATTTATCATATCTATGTAATAATTTCACTAACAAAACCTTTGTTACTGTATTTTGCAAAGTTAATATTTATTTGATTACGTTTTTTTACTTCTCTATTCTTGTTACTCTGATTTGCCATTATAGCGAACCCCGAACTAACAGTCGCATCAAACTTTGTTCTATTATTAATATCATAGTTCGACCAGTCTAATAATGTTCTATTAAAAAACATATTACCACATGATCCAAAATCAACATCTTCTTGATTATTTATAATACCTACATTATTCTCTATATAACTTTCTATAGCTTCAGCATGTACAGATATTACAGCAGAAGATGAAGGAATTCCACCTAATTCTTTTTCTGACTTTGATAAAATATTTTTATGCTTGTCTGGTCTATTTAAAGAGAAAGGGCGATAACCTCTTTCTTTTAAATAATATAACAGACGAGGCTTATTGTTTTCTACTAATATTGGCATGCCATAAAAATGTAAAGCCATTAAAACATCTTCGTAAAATATTTCAGCCGTTGGTGGTCTTGATATATATTCTAAAAAAAACATATTAGTTGGGCCATCATCCATGTGAAACTTAGTCATTCCGTGTAGCGCTCCTTTTGAGCCTCCACCACCTACCGTTCCAGAAATATCATATGAGTCACATCCAAAAGAACCCATGTGTATATTTCCTGGAAATCTTTTTGACCCTTTCACAATCACGTTATTAACTAAAGCAGTGTTTGGAATCCATGAATTAAAAAACCTACCTTTATTGTCTGGAGCCCAAACAACTTCAGTATCTCTTTCTCCATTCTTCCAATAAAAATTACCTCTCATTATATTGCTTTTTATAGCGAAAGAATCATTGTAATCTATTTGCTCATATAATCTAGTAAGATTGAATAGTGTGTTTTTTGATTCATCACGAAAGGCATGTGATTCTGTTTTAGGAAACTGTCTATAGAATTCATTTAAAGCGTCTGGATCATTCTTTAACCCTTCAACCTCATTCTCCCAACTATCTAAAACTCCAGCCTCTATTATATCTCCATAAGAATCTTTAACTTGTTTTGTAGGTGTGTTAAATACAGGAAATCCATATTCATCTATATACCCTTCAAAGTTCCACTCCATTGGTATAAACAAACTGTAAAGACCAGACTGTGTTTGTCCATTTTTATTTCTTTGTGTAGCGTCTGAGTTTTCGTATAGTTTTTTAAAGTTTTCTCCACCTTTATCCAATGCATTAGATGTTGAACCCATCATGCATTTACCTATAACTCGTGAACCTAATCTTAATGTTGTTTTTGTAACCCTCCAGTTGTTGAGGATGTTTTCTGGTTTTTCCCATTTACCCGCTTCGTCGTGGACGAGGAGGGAAAGCTTCTCTCCATCATAGGAGTTATCTCCCGTGTTTTTCCAGTCGATCGTGGTGTCCAGTCCTTCCATCTCTTGAGGTCTGTCTTTTGAATCGAATCTTTTTCTGGTGAATTTTGATGCGGGAACCCTATAGGCAAGTTCTGTCTTTGGTCTATCCATACCGTCCTGTATTGGTCTGAAAAAGAATGGATAATTGATTGAAATTGGTACCACTTTATCTGTGAACATCTTCTTCGCATCGGCTCCAGATTTGGACAGTATCCCGTACCGTGAATCGGAAGATATGGTTGCCAAATTAACCGTCTCTGCGGATGCCATAAACGAAAAACCTGAACGTCTATTCTTGAGATAGCACATTCCATAACATCGTTTGTCTGCTTTACAAGCTTCCCAGAATATAAAGAATAATCTGTTTGCTTCCCTAAACTCTGGGTTCCCAATGTCAATTTTAGTCCACTGCAAGTACATGTAATGAGTGCCAGTAATATAAGTGCTAACGCCTTTATTTTTAAACCAATAACCCTCTTCACGCTTTTTAAATTCACTATCTATGTATTTATGCCACTTTATTTTAAAATCATCTGGTAAATCTCTCCAGTCAAATATACTCTTTATTGTCTTGAGTTCTTTTGGATAATCTTTTCTAGTCCACTTTTTTGTGTTTTCAACATCTAATGGTTTTGGCAATGCAATAATCAGGCCTTGAATAGAATAAATGTCGCCTATTTCTCCTGTTTTACTTATAACAATAACATCATACTCTTTATTATACCCATATGACCACAATTTTTTTTTATTGCGCTCTTTTAAAACCTTTTCAGGTATAATGTTTTTTACTACAGAGTATAGGGTTTGTTTATACATTACTTAGATCTTCTTTCAGCAAAACCACTAAAGCTTTCTTTTTCATCTTTAATAGGCTTATTTTCAATATAACTTTTTTCTTGCTCTATTCTAGACAATATTTCAAACGCATCAAATATAGCTAGCTTTTTTGTTGCTGCCGCATTCTTTAACCTATCCGCAGATACATCATCCTCTGTCCCTGTAACAATTTTTTCTTTCGCTACATTTATTAGTTCATTTACCGCATCATGACCTGCCTGTATTATTCTTTTTTTTATTTCATTTGTGTCATTCATCTTCTAATTCTTTTTGTAATGCAGCTAAAGCTCTCCAAGCTACCTTTGCAGTATGACGAATGCCGTCACTATCAATAGTCCCTGCGTCTATTAAGTGCCTAGTTAAAGCATCAAAATCATCATTAGACTTATTTCTATCCCAATGAAGAGGTTTGTCTGGATGGTGTTGTTTGTTTCCAGCTAAGGAAACTTTTGACACCTCTAGTATAGCTAAAGGAAAATACTTTAAAACACCAGTATAAACTGGTCTTTCTTTTCTATTCATAAATTTAACTTAAAATTGTACACACATCTTTAGTCCTCATTCTGTATAAAGTCTCGTTATTTACAACAAATTTATACTCACTGTCTTTACTAAAGTTTATTTTGGAATCTTCTTCAACACCCATACCTCTCAGCGAGTTGTTTGAGTACACAACAATACCTGTGTTTTCTTCATGACCTTCTTGATGAAGGTATTTGTTCTCAATGGATATAGGTTTAACAAAACAAAAATCATCTACTGAATTCCATTTCTCTCCATTATGATATAGGTAAAATTGACTTGGATCTATAAAATAGATATTGTCTTTAAAGAAGTTGGGAGACTTTCTTGGCCTCCCTTTCATATCATAATATATTCTAAAAACATTATGATGTACTACAATAATATCGCCTTTCTTTATATCTCCTTCGTAATAATTAGGGACACCAATAACCTCAGCGAATCTATTTACATTTTCGTGATTTTCTACAGTGGAATTAATTATAATCGTTTCCCCTGCAATCTCTATTGTATTTTTATATTCGCTTCCTTTTGGTTTAATTAAAAAGAAGAAAGGTGATTTCATTAAAAGTTTATGTTATACTCTACGCAAACAGGAACATTTTTATTAAATGATTTCCAGGGAACAACTTCGTCTTTACTTTTTATATAAATAACATAGGATTCTTGGTCTATGTTATACTCTATTAAAAATATAGTGTAATTACCACTCAAGACATCTTGCCCTACAATATAGTGCATCGCACTAGATTTATAGTCTGTTCCTATAGATATCTTACGTATTTGCATACTACTTAGACTCTTCTTCTTTAATATCTTCGTACTCCCCTGTAGAAATGTTTACAGTAACTTTACCATATTCTTTTTCAAGCTCGTCTTGAATCCCTCTAAGTTGGTTTTGTAGTTCCACACCATTATGAATTAATGAGTGCTTTTGAGTTTCTAAATTACCAATTTGTAATTGATTCTGGTTAATAGTGTTAACCTGTTCTTGCAATTGTTTTAATTGCTCTTCTGTAATCTTTGCCATTATATTTAATTTAATTAATATTAATTAGTTACAAATATACAAATAATTTTTATTAGATTTAAACACTCATATTTATAGATGCAAAACCATAAGTAGTTCCCATTGGGTTACTTGTAACTACTTTCCTCCATGTTGAGCTGTCGGCTGATAACCAAGTGCTAGATGCGCCGTAGCTAGTTCCATTTATAACTAAGTTGCTAAAAGATGGTTTTGTAAACATAAATTTTATATATAAATAATCAGTTGAGGATTGGTCTTGAAACCAAACACCAGCTATTGTATTACCATCGAAATTATAGCTAGTCATCGAACCCATGCTTGGAAAATAATTCGAAGTGCTACCATATCCATAAGCCATAGTGCTATAAATCTGGTCAGATCTAACAGTTATAGTTGCGCTAAAATCATATGATGCAGGAACTGTAAAAGTTTTTTGAGCACCATAGTGAATGGTTGAGCCCTGTCTCATCACGGCTTTATACCTGTAAGTGGTGCTAGCTGTTAACGGAACTGCACCTTCACTTATAGTTGATGAAACTGTTCCAGTTGTAGTTGAAACACCCTGTAGTTGATTCCATTGATTACCAGTGGAATTAGTTATGTTTCCATTAGCATCGGTTGCAACAGAAGGAGGATAAGTGTAGCTGTTGTTATTGTAAACTATACCTGACTCATTACTAACCCCAGTAGTGTTAGCGTTTACTATATTACTATACGTAGTACCTGCTGCGTTTGTTGCGTATGCTCTAAATGAATTAGGTGTTGTTCCAAATGAGCTCTTAGTTAAACTACCAGTGAAACTAGTTGTTGTTACGTTAGACGCGTCATTTGTTGTTACTGTACCATTTGTAGAGACAGTGCTAGATACACTTTCTGAAAATACGCCTGTTACATCTATAGTGCTATCATCTTCAGGAACATGAGTTACACCAGTGTCACCTATTATGAACTGAGAAGTGTTTGTTTGACCCAACATTACAGCAAATCCTTTTGCAGATATAGTACCTTCAGTTGTAAAATCATCAGTTAATCCTTTGCTTGTTACGTTACCACTCATAGCAAGGCTACTTATGTTTACAGTTAAGGTGCTAGCTGATATGCTTGGCGTTATACCTGGATTATCAGATATAACTTGATTACCTGGACAGCTCACGGAAAACCACCACCCTGTTCCTTCTAATGGCGCGTTAACATTCATATTAGCTGTTGAGGCTGACGTGTTTTTATTAAACTCTATATAACCTCTTCCTCCCGTGTAAATACCTCCTTGATTATTCACATATACTTCTACAGTGTTATTTCCAAGTGCGGTTCTTAAATCGTTAGTTTGATTAGCTGCTCCTACATACCCATCATAATTACCAGAAGAACTCCCACTAATGTAAGTGTTCCCGTTCCAAGTAAATTCAAACCTATCAGGAATGCTATAGGCTTGGTAGTCTATTCTAATGATACCAGTTGTTGTTCCTAAATTCACAGGATAATTAAACTCACCAAATTCTCCTGACACATAAGCTAAATTACACGCTGGTGCCGCAAAATCATGATCGTAAGAATAAAACTCACCCATACCATAACCAGGGTCATTATCAGGGTGAGAAGGACTTATGGCGTTTGTAACATCATAATTTTCAGCGCCACCACCTAGAGTAACCTCTTTTAAGCTGTATGGGCCATAACTAGTATCTACGTCAGTATAGTCGTTTTCTAATTTTTCAGCCGCTATAGCCGCTAAACTTAAACTTCCAGTTGCAGGTACTGCCATATTATTCCCAAGGTTTTATCATGCCTACATTTGTAGGTTGCTTCATGTTGTTTATAAAATCTTCTAAATGATTTTTGTGTCCTTGATGGATAAGATGACCTTCTACCCAACCAATAACTTGATCTTCGGTTATATCTTCAAAAGGAATAAAACCATCCTCGTTTAAAGATACCGTCAAATGTCCCATACTATTATGTGTGTATTCTCCATCTACAGCTACCACTTCAAATTCTACTTCAGTTATAACGTCAGATAAATCTCCTAGTGTTGGTGCTCCTTTTAAACCTATTATGTTTGTGTTGTACGTAATTGCCATTATTTTATTTGTTTTTTAAGTTGTTCTACTTCTGCTTTTAAGTCTTTTATTGCTTCTATTAGGTATCCAGTTAAGTTACCATAAGCAACTCCTAATGTACCATCATTATCACTTACAAGTTCAGGTGCTACTTTTTGTATTTCTTGAGCTATAACTCCAGAGCTTGATTCTCCAGTATCTTTTCTATCGAAACTAACTCCTCTCATTTGAAGCACTTTACTACCGTCTAATGTTTTTACATTTTCTTTTAATTTAGCATCTGAATAAGCTATAACATCTCCAGCAGCTGTTAAATCTCCTACAGAACTTATTGTGATCTTATTGCTTATCGTTTCTGATCCGTTATTTGCCGCAGAACCAGTACCTATATAAAAACTAGAATTAGTACCACCACCACCCGCTTGGAACCTCCAAGGATAACTAGTAGCAGCCGCACCAGTTGGTCTGTAGAACATCATTGTAGGGTTTTGGTTTGTAGTAGCAGGTAATCTCACTTCTGAATTAGCAAAAGTAGAATCTAAAGCAAATTTTGCAGAGCCAGTAAATGTGTAAGTTCCAGAAGCAGTGTCATCTGCATCACTTCTTATAAATGAACTTGCGTGTAATCCGTCTACATAATCTGCATCCATTCCTGAACCACTACCATCATTTGATGAGTTCCAAACCTCAACTTCTGATGATTGTACATATCCTACTGGTGTACTAGTAGACCCACTGTCGTTTGAGTATGTCGTTATAGTTCCATCACTTATATGTGCAGTTGCTGTTAACTCTGCATATTGACCATGTCTTATATAGATATCAGTTTGAGTGGTATTTACATCTAGTTGACCCACTTCAAGTACAGCCTCAACAGTAGTACCTATTGTAAAGTTGTAAAAAGTTATATCGTAATTATTATCATTGTTTAGTTGACCTACTATTTTACCAAATGCAGGATATGAATTGTCACTATAACTACTTTGTCTCCCTGCTATTTCTATAACAAACCTAGTAGATTGAGTTCCTGTAATTCTTGCTATTCTATGACAAAAATCTGTACTAGTCGATGTATTATCTAATGCTCTCCAATTATAAAACTTTGCATCACCGTCAGAAGAAATACCTTTAGAAAAAGTAATTAGTTCTGATGCAGTATCAGCAGAAGTAGCACTTATGAATGAAGAAGGTGTAAAATTTGCAGATGTCCAAACATCATAATAACTACCCCAACCCTCACAACAATCTCTTAATGCTCTTATTTTTATTTTTCCTTCTCCTGTACTATGCCAACCTGTAGATATCTCAAAACCTAGATTTGCTGTTGGCATTACTTGCAATGTAGCATCGTAAGTGAATGGTCGATCAGAACCAGTACTATACCCACTATAAGCCCAAACACCTGCTCCAAAATTACCTCTATATGTACTATCGCTACTAGGAAGATTACTTTGAACATAATCAAAGTTCCCACCTTTACCGCTTGCCGCAGGTATAGAAGGTTTGTTAAGTATTAGTGCATCTCCAGATGTAGCGTTCCAATCTGATTGAACATTTTGTTCTGCATTAGTAGGTGCAAAGGTTGTAGGAAGAGCAGAGATATCTACTCCATCAACCGTAGCATTAGCAGCCATTACAATATTACCTCCAAAAGTTGAAGTACCATTATGACTGACTCTAAATTGCTCTGCTAAACCAGTACTACCACCTGCGTTATTATTTCCGACAGGGGATGTGTAAACTACAAAAGAACCAGCGCCTTCTTTATCAATGTTGTCTGCATTTGCATCAGGGCCAACCTGTGCTCCTATACGGACTTGTGGTGTATAGTTAGCATTAGTATCTGTAAACTTAAAATCTATAAAAGATTGTTGTTGAGCGATGTCACTATTTTCATTATGAAGTGTTAAGAAACTTTTACCTGTAGTAGTTCCCCCATTTGTGTCTTCTTTAATTGTAATAAAATCATCAAATTGACCACCGTTTGCTTTAGATACAAAATCTGTATCATTACTATCATCTCTCCATGCTGGATTACCAGAAGCATCAGTCTTCCATACTTTATTAGCAACTGCACCTGGCGCTGCAACATAACCTGCAACATTTAATGAGTTAGCATTCCAAGTATTTGTATCAGTATAGTTTCCACTATGAATATTTGTAGTACCTTGGTCTGTCGTCCAATCTATAATAGCGTTTCCACTAGGAATAGTTGGAGGCGTTACCCAAGAAAATGAACCATCAGCGTCTGATGCTAAATATTGTCCAGCAGTACCATCACCACTAACATTTAATTCATTAGCTCTTACACCATTTGCTTTCAAAGCAAATTGTAAATCATATGGGTCTGCATCTGCACCAGAATTTGTATCTGTCCAATTTACGTTAATACCTTGACCTTCTAAAAACTTCCACTCTTTACCATGTGAGATAGTTACCTCTGTACCATCACCATCCTCCACTTGAAAAGTGGTAAGTTGGTTTGTGTTTGTATCAGTATAATTTCCACTGTGTATATTAGTAGTGCCTTGGTCTGTCGTCCAATCTATGATTGAATTTCCACTAGGTATTGTAGCATTACTAAAAGCAAGCGATCCTAGATCTCTTTTTTCTACCTCGTTACTATTCATAACTAAAGCAGTAGCAGATGAAGTATTAGTATCTAAAGTGTGTATTTCTAGTTTACCTTTAACTTGTACATCATCTTGAAATATTCTATCTCCTACTTTATCTACTCTTATAATTTTCCATCCTGATATGTAACATGCTCTTGTTCCTGTTCCTGCTCCCCAATTAAATAAAGCCAAAGGAGAAAAATAAGTAGCGTTTGTTTCAAATGCACCTGTGTTTGAAGCATGATGCCCTGTAATATATCCACTAACTTTTGTCCAAGTAGTAGTTGGGTTTTGATTTGACATTACCCAATATCCATAAGAACCAGGGTTACCTAATCCAGAATCAGGTGCTGTACGGTCTGCTTCTAAATCAGCGGAGCCCATATAATGGGTTTGTCCAGATCCTGCGTTTTTAATCCAACATTCTTGATAATAAGTTGCGTCTTCATCAATTGGAATTAGAGGAACCCCTGATGAATAAGGTGATCCTACGCCTACATTCCCATTTATGTAAATAGAATAACCTCCTGGTGCATTTGCTTCAGTAGCCCAACTAACATTAGTACTGTTAAAATATGATTTTAATTCTTCTTCATCCCAAGTTGGATCAATCTCAAAAAGAGTTTCGCCTGGAGCATAATGACCTAAAGGATATTCAGATGTTACTCCGTCTTGATATCTTGAGTTTTTCTTTGATAAGCCACCAGTGAATATAGGATTTGTTTCTGCTTTTCTTGCAAATGCAGAAGATGAATAATTATCCAATTTGTCTGCGTCTAATCCTGAACCTGATCCATCTACAGTCTTAATTGCTGTTAAAAGTTCGGAAGCAGTTGAATAAACATTTGCTTCTGCATCTGTGGGAGCGTGTGCTGCCTGTGAATGCGTATACGCAGTATCGTAGTTAGTTTTATTAGTTGTTGTTAATTGATCTGTAGTCCATACTTGTGCCCAGTCTGTTTGCCATGTGTTACTTTGTTTACTTTTTATGTATAACTTGTTAGCATGAAAATCCTGGAAGCTTGCTGTAGCCCAGCTAGTTGAATCCCAATATTTAATAGTAAGTAATCCATCTGATGCTCCTGTTGGTTCATCGTCAGCCTCACTTACATCCCATATATAAACACCTGAGGTAGTAATAGTGTCTAAGTCGTCTGAATATCTTGTATGTGTTCTTAGGTATCTACCATCGTGATTATGTGTACTTGGTGGAAACGTACTAGGCTTATTAAGTATAAAAGCATCACTAGTAGTGGTAGTTTCAGTCCAATCCGCTTGTACGTTTGCTTCAGCATCCGTAGGTGCGAAGGAAGTTGGTAATCCAGATATGTCTACACCATCTACTGTTCCTGCTACAGTAATACTTCCAGTAACATCTAACGAGTCACTAATTTTTACACTACCAGAACCAGACAAAAAATCAAGTTGTATATCTGCAGCAGTTTCTATTCTTCCATTTGTATGAAGTTTTATTGCATCAGCATCATTAGTACCATGGATACTTACATAATCACCATAACCATTATCATCTGATGGTACTAAGTGTAACACACCTTCGTTTCGTTCGTCTGGACTAGAACTCTCAGATGTTTCATGCATTATAAATCCAGGGTCATTACTATTTGTACCTGCGTTGAAATATATATATGATTTATCTGTTGATGTATCTTCAAATGTGTCTGCTAAACTCGCTGTACCGTTCTCAGTATATATATCTATTCTAGGGTTATTTGCAGTCTCTCCAACATATAAATGATCAAAATGTCCTTCAGCCCACTTACTTGCGTTTGAACCTATATCATAACTAGAGTCAGCGTTAGGTAATAAATCTCCTGTTAAAGAACCTCCACCAATAGGTAAGTATAATCCAGTGTGATCAGTAGGTATTTCATCTGTATATGCTATTTGTTTTGCAGTACCCCAATTTGTATCTGCTTGGTCGGCTTGGTAATGTAGTATTCTAAAAGTGTTCTTATCAAAAGCCAAAGCATTTGCGTCACCACCTGTCGAATCGGTATATGAGTTTAAAACTAATAAATCTTGATAATCACTAGTATTTGAACCACCTTCTATTTGACCTTTATCTGCAAAATAAATACGGAAATCATCATTATAAGTTAAATCTTCTGGAGCAATATCTCTATCATCTACTGCATTTAAGTTATTGAATGATGTAGGTATGTTAGGTTTATTTAAAATCTGAGCATCACCACTTGTGGCGTTCCAGTCTGACTGTACATTTTGTTCAGCGTTCGTTGGAGCAAAAGTAGTTGGTAATGCAGATATATCTACTCCATCAACTGTAGCGTTTGCCGCCATTACAATATTACCTGCAAAAGTTGCAGAATCATCGCTGCCATCTAGTATTAGAGTTTCAGAACCGTCATTTGGCATTATTTTAAATAGAGTCCCTACTGTTAACAATCTTGTATACTTAGTTTCATCGGCTATTCTTATTTCGCCTATAGCATCAGTACTTGTAAAAGTTGCAATTAGGTTTGTACCGGAAGAATTAAAATCTGAAGTTCCGTTTATATCTAAAGACGTTGCTTGAACTGTGCCTGCAAAAGCGGCGTTTTGATCATTATCTAATCTTAACGCTAAAGTTGGTGAGTTAGCGTCTCCTGAGTCTGTATAAAACTCCAAATAACCATCAGCTGTATTTCCAGTAGTATCGGTACCACCTTTTATAGCGGCTCTAGTTGTTTTATTGTAGTTACTACCATCGTAGTAATTGTCTGTAAAAGTTATTATAGAACCTTTTTGGTCTGTGTTAGATGTCCAACTGTTGTATAAATCTAAATGAGCGTTTGCAGCGGTTATATTCCCTGATACATGAGTAGATACTTTTGTTGAGGTTATCGCACCAGAACTTATTGTTCCAATATTTTTTAAGTTTCTACTTAAATCTATAAACTGAGTTTTACCACCGTCACCTATGTATAAACCATTTTGACTAGCTGTACCACTATCGGTTCTAAACTGAAACTCTACTCTATTAGACCAAGCTGTATTGTTCTCGGGAAAACCATAAGCAATAAAACCACCTTCAGCTGACATAACAACCTGCTCAGCTGATAAGTTTACATTAGTTTTTATAACACTAGTAGTATCACCTGCTCTCAGCCACACTGTATCATCAGCACCTAATGCAACACCTCTGTATTCACTTATTCTTGAAAGTATTGTGGTTTCTGCACCATTAAGATCAACTTTTAATAAAGGTACTTCTGTTGCGTATTCACCTGTATCACCAGATGGTTCGTAGTCAAATAGTATGTAACCATTTGCTGTTCCAAAGGTCATTTTACTATTTATAGTTGTAGTAGGTAGAGTTACAGAACCATTTATGTTAGGATTTTCTAAATTTAAAGTTGTATTAGCACCACCCAGCGTAAGTGTTACCGAACTACTACCGTGGCCTTTTATAGCGCCTGATTGTTCGAATATAATATCAACGTTATTAACACCATCTCCTATATAAATATCAGAAGAACCGTCACCTAATAAAACATCACCAACAGCATTGGTTAATACTAAATTGTTTCCATCTTGATTTATTTTACCTGCATTTAATCCAGCTGCTGTTTTAAACTGCAAGTGACCCGAGTCGTCTATTACTATGTTATTTAAAAATGGTATTGACATGCTTTATATTTTAAATTCTTCCTGATATTCGTTTTCTACTTACACTAAGTTCAATTCCTTTAGATCCTTTCATTTTTAATTTAGGTGGAGATGGAAAAATAATTTTTAAATCTTTTATATAACCTATTTCCTCTTGGTTGTCACTGTCCCAGCTGTACCCTGTAATTAAAGTGTAGCCATATTTTTGCGCGGCTACAGTTAATGTTTTTTGTTGCCAAACACCAACAGCGCTATCAAACCTTACTTCGTCCTTAAACCCATTTAACATACTTTTCTTAACATCAGTATCCGAACTTGTACCATAAGATGTTTGAGATGTATAAGCTGTTTGGTATCTACCCAAAGCATTGTTAGTATGAGGTTTTGCGCATAAGTAAGGATAACTCCAGGAACCACCATTTTCCCCTTTAAACTCACCTTTTATGGTTACAGCTGTATTGGCTGGTACATAGACTACCTCTTGGCCAACCAGATAATACTCTGATCTTAAATTAACAACACTCCACACGTTACCACCATCATAATTAAATTTTAAATTGTAAGAGTTCTCAACAACAGCATTTAAGCTCTCTTCAAAACACCAGTCTTGATATTGAGACATCATCCAATGACCACCACCTCTATAACTACTAGCTCTACTATCACCACCACCGTTTCCAAAGTAATCATTACTGTCTATTACACCAAAAGTATTTGTGTAACCAGCATATACGCCTGGGACTTGTTTGTACCATTTATTTTGTATATATGAGTCTTGAAACACAGCATCTCCTCCACCTGCACCAATGTAAGGTATATTCCTGAAACCATCTATGTGAAATCTTTTAAATGTTGAGTTAGGTGCTTGATAGTACATATACATTGGTCTTTGCTCGTGATTTAACAGTATAACGTTATGTATAGGGTTCATTTCTCTATTGTGATGCATCATCATACCGTAATCGTCAGATCTAGTAAAGTATAAGTAAGCCCATTCGTTTGCCTCATACATACCATCATTATGTAAACTATTATAAGAATTACGAGTAATGTAGTTATTGACATATTGTATATCATGGTGTGAAGACCATTGAAATGCACCTCTTTGACCAGAGTAAATGGATAAACAGTTTCTATGTACAAAACTATGTGGGTGTCTAGTACTCAAGCCACCATAAGTAGGGTTGTTATTTGTGTTTAGTGCAACACAATTTTCATACTTACTTTGACAATCATATCTAGAATCTGTGGAATATTCGTTATCTCTATATCTACTATTGTAACCAGCTACAAAACATGGTGGTTGGTAATAAGTGTTGTTAGTGTTACCGCCCATGCGGTTCCATATTACATCTTTTAACACTATTTCTCTAGTACTAGCTCGACTGTAATCAGTCCAATACTCTACATAAGTAAAAGCTCTTACGTCAGTATCAATAGCGTTTATCTCTATTGATCTATTTACTCTCTGTACCAAACTACCAACATTTCTCACATTTGCTATAGCTGGACTAACTGTTAGTGTGTTACCGCTTTTAGCTGTTACCGAATATTCACTATTATAATCCCAACCTGTATCAATATCATTGTTAACATCAATATTGATAGTATCTCCAACACTTATATCTGCTGCATTGTTAATAGTCACAGTAGTATCATTGACAGCTGCGGAGCTAGTAAGCACAGCTGCGTTTTTTCTAACAGAATGACCTGATAAATGTTTTTTATCTAAACCTGTTTCATAAACCTCTGTACCACTAGCAATAGTTCCAGATATATTTGAGTTTAAGGTTAAGGTTTTTGTTTCATTATTTATAGCCGTTATTGTTCTAACATTTCTGTTGCTACCAGTTCCAAATATAATAACGTAGCCTACTCTGAATATATTACTATAATCAACAACTAAAGATGAGCCTATAGCAGAAGAGACTATAGCTTTTGGCCCTACGAATTTTTTTATGTATATTCTATTATTTGAAGTATCAACATCGTGAACCCAACAACCTTCGTCTGATCTAACTCTATAATCACCTTGACCAGAATTGTATATAGCCACCCAATCACCAGCAGCAAACTCAGTTGCGTCAGAAACCACTAAAGTAGAATCTTCTACGTTGGCAACAGTAGTTAAAGTGGTAGTTGTTGCGCTATCGTCACCTATAAACTTCCATGAGGAATATGTTGTGTTTTCTATCCATATTCCGTGTTGATCTGAATTTGATCCTTCAAATTCTAAAACTATATTATTTCCTGTAGCAGATAACAAAGCACCAGATGAGGTGCCACCTTCAGTAAAATCTTGTGCAGACACACCATTAGTTTTAGAGTAATCAGTAGATCCATTACCCTGCACAGTAACTCTTCCGTTTATTCTTATTTTCCCTCCAGTATCAAAATGCAAACATCCCCTAACAAGAATATCTCCAAAACCAACGCCTGCTCTTTGGTCAGAATTAACAGTGACTTTATGCCCCTGTGATATTGTAAATATGTCTCCGTCAGCTGGAGTTGAACCTCCCCATGTAGATGAACTAGCCCAATTTCCAGATTGACTACTAGTTAAATTCGCCATCTAAAGTCTGTTGTATTTCTGCTAAATAGGTTGTGTCAAGAGAAAGTTCTAAAACTAAATCATCATCTGTATCTATTGTAGCATTGTTATTAACAACAACCGAGCTCTCGGGAATATCACTACTTACTTCGAGCGTTTTCTCGATTTTGTTATACTTTAATTTAATTATCATTTGATTTAATTTATATTAACCTATCTTACTCACAAGTACTCTAATTGCATTTGATGCAGGTGCTGCTGCAAATATAATGTTTACAACACCACCAGAAGCTCTCTGAACATCAGCATATACTGTTGAACCTGAAGAAACCTCTATTAATTGAATTAAAAAGGAAGTAGAGGCTGTTCCTAATCCATGATTGGACTGTGCTGTTCCTGATGCTCCTGTATTTTTTAATATTAATGTCGTTGCTGTTCCATCTCCAATTAAACCAGAGTATTCTCTAGCTGTAATCCTACCATCAACACCAGCAGTTAAATCAACTGAAGTTAAACCTGTAGTATGACCGTATGTGTCTAGATCAACATCTTGTATAACGCTGAGTCCAGAATTATCTACTGAAGCTTGAGAAGACGTATCGTCGTGAGTTATACTTATTGTTGTGTTTCCTGATTGGTTTGCTGTAAATGTTCCAGAACCTCCTAAAGCACCAGTTCCTTGAACAGTAAGTGTTCCATTGTTTACTGTAGGTAAGTTGCTGGTTAAAGCTACCGTTCCTGTACTGTCTGGAAGTGTAATTGTTCTGTCAGCTGTTACGGTTCCTGCTAATAAAGTAACTTCAAAATCATCTGCGGCATTCCCTTCAAAAACAACACCATTTGTTGTTGATATAGTCTCTACATTATTTGTTGTAACAGTTCCTGTAACCTGTAAGTCTCCAGGAATAATAACTGTTGTTGTTGAAGCACCCATTGTAAGGTTGTTTGCTCCAACTGTATCAAAAATTGTGTGAGAAGCTGCTGTTAAGTCTAAATCTGTAAGACCAACTAATGCAGTTATTGTACCTCCTAAAGAAACATCTGTACTTCCTATTACAATTCCATCATGAAATAAATGTACATTATCTACAGATCCATTTACATAGTGTTCTGAGTTAATAGAATCGTCTGCTATCTTAGTTCCGTCTACTGAATCTGCAGCTAAGTGAGCTAAATCGATACTTCCGTCTGTATAATGCTCTGAATTAATAGCATTATCCACTATTTTAGTCCCGTCAACACTATCTGCCGCTAAGTGAGCTAAGTCAATACTTCCATTTACATAGTGCTCAGAGTCTATTGAATCATTAGCTATTTTGGTTCCATCTACTGCATCAGCAGCGATTTGACTAGATCCAACACCAGAGTCTTTAATTTTTAACACATCACTAACAATAGTAAGTGTTGAATTGTCGTCGTTAACATTTATAACTCCAGCATTGTATGTTAAACCTTCTCCAGCAACAGTAGATGCTAAACCTAAAGTAACGTTAAATGCTCCAGAGTCTGTTGAGTTAGATCCAGCTTCAACCTCTAAACCTTCTCCAGCTCCAACAGTTACTGATGAAATATCTCCAGAACCGTCTAATGTAATCCAGTAATTACTTGATGCTCCATTGTGAAACTTAATAGCGTTGTCAGTAGAGTTATATATTACCCTACCTTCATAATCTGCACCTGATAGTGTAGGGTCTGAAGCTACAACCTGCAGTTTTGCGTTATTTAGCTGTAGGTTCTCTAATGAAATGTTGTTTAAAAATTTAATATCTGCCATGGTGTTTTAGTTTAAAAATGCTTTACCAGAAAATTGGTTTATAAATGTTATTGTTAAATTATCTATGTCTGTATGATAAACGTCTCCTATTACTTGAGTCCCTGCCGAATCAACAACTGTTACTGATGGGAATTTATTTAACCCATGATTTATGCTCCAAGATGCCGACGGCGTCGCTTGTGTAAACACAAAATTCTTATCAGTTGCTGCTAGGTAATCATACTGAAGCAAAGATATTAAATAATTAGACTCGTTTTCTAAGCTTGAGTTACCAAATACATACGTTAAGTTCATCTGAGTTACTCCAGTAAACTTCTGAGAGGCTGTAGACGCAGTAACATTGTATATACCAAATTTAGAAGGATCTCCAGACTTTTGAATTATGATCCTAGACCCAACAAGGTTTGAATAATATGTACTCAAAGATGTTCCTGCAAGATCTTTATTTGATACCAACAATAAGCTAATAGATGAAAAGGCAACTTGTGATGATGTTGGAGGATCAAAACTTATTGTCCCATCTACCCTAGAAGTTCCTGACTTTGGTTGTTCATCATAAATAAAAGATGAATTACCAGATTCTATTAATCCTTTTTTATTAAAAAAAGAGACTATATCTCCTAACTCATAATTTTTTGTGGTAATTCCCGCTACATCAGTTCCTATAACTTTATCCCTAACGGAAAGTATCTGATCTATAGCGTAAGTATTTATGCTAGCCATTAATTTATCTTTTATGCAAAGATAATATATTTATGACATGTTATTCTTTGTTTTTCCTAACGGCGCTTCCGTAGAAATATCCGAAAATCGATAGCACAATACCCTCACTTATTCCTATAAGATGAATCCAAACTTCTTTGTTTGACTCAGGAATATCTAGGTAAACAATCGCATATATAATAAAAGAAAATGCTGCTAATCCAACAAGTCCCGTAAGATTAAACATTAAATCAAATCCCCCTGTTTTAGCTTTTTCTACTTCTCTTTTTCTAGCTGAATCTCTATCTGCTACTTCAAGTTCATAAATAGAAACAAGCTCATTATGTAATTGTTTTTTTTCTTCTGGAGTTATATCTGGATCTGTATCTATGATATTTTTTAGAATGCCTAAAGCTCCTTTATCGGGTAAAACATCTCCAATAAGTCCTGGCAATTTACTAAACAAGAAACTTCCTACTTTAGTGTCTTTAAACTTTTTCTTTGGCTTACTCATAACACTCTATTAATTCTTTATACTGTTCTTTAACATTAAATGATGGACATGCTTTTGAAGAAAACTCATTATGCCCGTGAAGAGTAGCGTCTTCATAACTGTCCATTAAATAAGATATTAATTCAGTAAGGCTTTCTTTTTGAAGATCTGTTCTGGTGTCTTTTGGATTCATATCTGCATCACATCCTCCGATATAGCAAACACCAATAGAACCTTTATTTTTTCCACGAACATGAGCTCCTTGTCTTTCAACTGGTCTAGCTTTATCAACAGTTCCATCTAACAAAACCACATAATGATAGCCTATATCAGACCACCCTCTTTCATTTACATGCCAACCTCTTATTGTTTCTGTTGAAATATCTTGACCTTCTCTAGTTGCTGAGCAGTGCAATATGATTTTATTTATGTCTCTCATTTATTAAAATTTATTTTTTTTCTTCTCTCGCTATAGCTTTCAGTACTTCTTCTTTTTTTACAACCAACTTAAAGCTTATATCAGCCGTCCACTGCATAATAGGCCTTCCGTCTTTGTATAGTATAACTAAGGGAACTGATCTTACCTTTTCTCTAAACTTAGGTGTTTGATTCTCTAGGTAAGCGATTTGATGAGGTATGTTTCTTATTCTATCTACTTTAGCTTTATTTGACCAATTCCACTCCGAATTAATTTCCAATAAAACATATTCCTGGGAAAACAATGAGCTAGAAAAAAGAATTAATAATATAACTATTGCTTTTTTCATGATTTATTTTCTTTTAATTATTTGATAAAGTTTTTCATCTATTTTATCAAGCTTTTCACTATTTTGTTCAACCTTTTGTTGGGTGTTCATTATAGTCTCTCTTATCAATTGATCTTTTAAATCATATTCCGTTCTACTCACCTCGGCTTCAGGTAGCTCTTTGGCTAACTGTATATCTGCCTGTATAGCAAACCACATACCTGCTACGGTTACGACAAAGCTTACTATAATTATTAGCGTCTTTAAGTCTAGTGTTAATTCGGTGTTTTCTGATATTTTGTTAGTCATTACTATTTATTTGTATTTGTTAATTTTTTTATTTCTTTTTTCCACCACCCCTGGCTCTGTTACTCTTTTGTTTTTCTAAAACTAATCTACCTTTTTTGTGAGAGCAATCTAATTTATCTCCTTTTTTAGAATTTTTATTTTTTTTATTAAATAAATTACATTGCACTCTTTTGCGAACAGCGTCTTTTTTCTTTTGAGCCTTCGCGCTAGTTTTCCTATGCTTTATTCTGGCTTTAGGATTTTTCCTATAGTATTTAGCTGTTCTACTTAGAGGCATTGTTATATGGAAATAATTTGTTCAACTTTTCTTGTCTACTCTGACATCCGCAAGATTTATTCATTTTCTTAGCGGCTGCATCAACTACAGACCTTATGCCTGTAGCTTTTGTTACTTTAGCGATTGAATCACCTAACCCTCTTGATTTCATAATGTTTTATTTTTTACATGTACATAACTTGTTCGGGCAGCTTTCTATTCTAAACATTGCCTTCGAAACCAACCAGTTCCACCAACATTGAAAAGCACACCAAATTTTTTGAATTTTTAAACCCACTTTTACTAAAAATTTTCCCATAATCTATTTTCTTGATTTAGCTCCTACACACTTCCATCTTTTACGAGATAAGTTGTTTGGTGTGTTTGGATCATTTTGTTTTTTCTTTGAAAGACGTCTTTTTATTCCTAAACTTCTAGCGCAATAACTATCGCCTTTAGATGTTCCTGGCTTTACTCTTGGGCCGCCTCCTTTAGCTTTACCCGCTTGTCCGTAACTCACCCTTTTTCCTGATGCAGTTACTTTTACCTTTGCTTTTCCTTTTCTTGGTTTTGCCATTATGAGTATCTTATGAATAGTTGACCAGAATTTTGATACACTCCACCAACAGGAACTCCGTTGTCTGCTGCATCTTGATTAGATGATGCATCTACTAGCCCTGTTAGTATAATTGGATGCGCTAGTGTTTGAGCTGAAACATATGTCGTGAGAGAAGAAACTGTAAAGTTTTTTGTTTTGCCTTGATCGGCTCCTGTAGTACCATCTGTTCCAATTACTTTATCTAATGGATCTATGGTTGCATCACTTGTATAACTGCTTATATTTGCCATAATTATCTTTTTGTATATTTTTTTGTAACCGTTACAATGCTTTTTTATTAAAATTGTTTTGCTGATTATTAAGTCTTTTTGTTGCTCGATTAAATATTCTTGTTGCTCGATTAGGATTCTTGATAGTTCTTATACTCCCCTTTGGATTCGAAGAACTATTCCTTGCTATCTTCAAACTTCCGTCATCCTGTAACGTGTACGACTTTCTTTTTATCTTCGCTCCCTTTACTGTTTTTTTAGATATACGAGTACTGCTTTCAATAGTAGAGTGGCTGCTTCTTTTCACTTTGTTATTGTTCACCCTATTTACTGAAGCAGTAGTTACTATTGCTTTTTTTCCTGCCTTGCAATCCATCAAAGCCTTTCCTAATAATCCCTTACAACTCATCTCTTAGTATATTTTTTAGTTACTCTTCCTTTTTTTGTATTAGCAACTACTGTTTTTCCTTTTGCTCCAGCTCTTTTCTTTTTCTTAGCAGTCTTTGCTCTTTCAGCTTTAGTCATGCTTTTGGCTTTAGCTAATGGCAAACATCTATCTGGATTCTTTTTATTCTTACTAGTACCACAAGCTCCTTTAATAGAGCCATCAGTTCCAATACGAACCCACTTTTCATCACGCCATTTTTTTAGCTCACCCATTACTTTTTCTTTTTTGCTCCTTTTGCATAATTAGGATCCTTACAATACTTGCTAGCAGCCATATTTGCATATGCTGAAGGATATGTATCGAAAGTTCTTTTTGCCCACGCTATACCCGCTGAACAAATTTTATTCCCTTTCTTTTTTTTCTGCCTTTTACTTGCCATATCCTTTTTTCTTCACCTTTGTTTTTTTCTTCTTTTTCTTGTTAAGCATTTTTTTTGCTTCGGATTTTTTTGCGTAAGGCATAATAATATGTTTTATATTTACAGCAAAGATAAATAAAATAACATTTCATTATTTAATATAAATATGAAAGAGACTCAAATCAAATCATACATAAGAGGTTCCAATAAAACAGTTAAAACACAGCCTAGAAAGAGAGAACATAACTTTCTAAAGTATTGGAGAATAGTAAGATACTATATAAAAAGAAAATATGAAATTTCTTTAATGGAGCTAGATATGCTCCTTTACTTGTATGATATGCCTTTTTTTAAAAAGGAAGATTTCAACTACTATGGAAATACCTTATCGTGGGATAAGAAAAGATTTTACGAGATGATTTCCAAGGGGTTGATAAAAGAATGGAGACCTGGAAAAGAAAAATATGGTAGATCAAAGATTTATGAACTTACCCATCAAGGAAAGACAATCTGTTCCTTAACTTATAAAAAACTTCTACAAGAAGAGCCTATATCAGAAGACCCTAGATCAAATCCTTTATATAAGAATGAAAACTACATGGATAAAATATATAAAAGGGTTATTAGTAAAATGAATTCTAAATCTTCTTCTGATAACGAATAACTGCTTTTTTTAGTAGTGAGTAGTTCCTTATAGATGTAATTTTCTTTAAACTTCTCATTTTCAGTTTATCACCACCCTCAGTTAAAACATCGATAGCCTCTATAGCTTTAGCCATATCGTTTTCTTGCTTTATTTCAAGATTCAATGACTTAAACTGATCAAGCTTGTCTTGATCGAAATACCACCTGACCAGGTGTCGAGTTTTATTTAATTTATTTGCAACTTTACTGATTGTTATTTTATCCTTGTCTAACCAAAGCTCTTCTATAACCGAATCTATGTCATCAGTGCTTGGTCTGTTTCTTCTCCCTATTACAGCTCCAACTATCTTCATTTTTGTTTTTCTATCCATCATTTTAGATGGATTAAATATAATTTTTCTTTTTCTAGCGCAATACGGAAGTTTTCTTTTAGAAAACACTCTATCTATCATATTTTCAACCCTGTCTTGACTATAAGTTCTTATTATGTGTCCAGAACCCCTATCAGATAGACCTACAAAAAGAAGTTTCATTTTATCTATGTCAAATTCTGGGTTGAGGTGTATAAACTTTTCAGCAATATACTCTAGTTCAGAAAATGTGTTTATTTTCCTAGTTGTTCGGTAAAGGGTGTAGAAATTACACCCGTTCGGGAAATGAAGGTAATCCTTACCCTTGAATACAAAAGAGGACTCCATAATGATTCTATATGCGTTGTAATTAAATAATGGAATCAGCATTATCTAAAATAACAACCACATCTCTCTCTCTTATGGCTTTTAGCTTTGTTCCGTTTACCCTTAGACTTGATCCAGCAATTTTATCAAAGTAAACTTTTCCACCTACTTCAACCTCCTTAACGTCTGCGCCTACACTAATAACTTCCCCTATGATGTATCTAATGTTATTATCGGACTCTTCTGTTATTATTAGACCTAAATCATTCTTCTGAATAACTTCTTCGTCTTTTACTATGATGTAACTTCCTACTGCTTTCATTTTTTTGCTATTCTTTTGTTAGAAATTACACAAGATGTGGTTAAAATAGTAGAAGCTACAGATGCTGAGTTTAAAACAGCGTTTTTTGTCACTTTTAACGGATCGACTATACCAAAAGTGAACATATTCCCAAATTGTTTGTTTTTTACATCAAATCCTTGCTTTGGTTTTCTGTTTTGCATCAATTTAGTCTCTTCTACGGTTAATTCTTGACCAGAGTTTGATATAATTTTGTTCCAAACGTCAGGAATTGAGTTAACCATCATTTTATACCCCATATTAAAAGAACTAGAACTGCTTCGATGAGGTTTCGAGGCGATTTTTGCGTGAACGTCAAGAAGTGCAACACCTCCACCAGCAACTACACCCTCTTCTAAGGCTGCTTTAGTTGCGTGGATGGAGTCATCCACCCTGTCCTTCTTCTCTTTTAGCTCTATTTCGGAATTTCCTGCTAATTTTATTGTGGCAACTCCACCAGAAAGCTTCGATAATCTATCTTTTAGGTGATATTTTACGTTTCTATTTGATGTTTTTTCTATTTCTTCTTTTAAATAAGAAATAACCTCTTTTTTCTTGGTGTTTTCTTCGTCTTTTTCAAAAACTAAGATAGTTTCGTTACTGTTAGACACCATACTAGCACAAGTTCCAAGATAACTTTTGTCGATATTCTCTTTTGAGTCTCCAGAAAGCTCAGAAATCATTCTCGCGCCAGTCATCATACACAAATCTTCTAATAATTCAAATTTACTGATACCTACACCTTCGGGATGTATGAAATTACAGGTTAAATTCTTTTTATTTATGTTTTGAGCCACAAAAAGCTTGACTCTGTCATCTAGTTCAGAAACAATAAGTAGAGGTCTTTTTTGTTTTATGGATTGTTCAAAGGCAAAATGCAATCTTTCATGCATATCTATCTTTGTGTCGCTTATCACAATTAAAGGATTTTGATACTCAACAGACTTTGACCTTAAATTATTAATGCTAAACGGAGTACCATACCCTCGTTTAATTCGAGTTCCATTAGTTATCTCTGTGTGATCTATTCCAGATAAAGAATCTTCCATATTAACTATTCCGTCTTTACCAACCTCTTCATATGCATTTGAAACTAGCTCACCAATGTAAGAATCCCCGTTGGCTGAAATTGTAGAGACTTGAAGTAATGTTTTTTTATTTACAGATTTACTGCTTTTTTCCAGTAGTTTAACTATGTCTTTAGCAGCGGCCTCAATACCTTCTTTTGCTTGAGTTACATTTTCGATATCATCTATATTGTCAAAACACCTATTTATGATAGCACGAGCCAGGACACATGAAGTCGTTGTTCCGTCTCCAGCTTCACTTGCTGTTTTTTGCGATGCTTGTTTTAAAATACTACAACCTAAGTTTTCTATTGGATCTGAAAGTATAATACTATTAGCAACAGTAACCCCATCTTTGGTAATATGTGGATTTCCGTACTCATCCTCTATTATAACTGTTTTACCAGAAGCACCTAGCGTTGAAGACACAGCTTCAGCAAGGATGTCAATCCCTTTTTTAAGTTTTTTACGACCCTCGCCATCAAAAACTATCTCTTTTTCTATCATGTATATATATTTAGTTTAATTAAATTCTTCTCTTCTTCTCTTCTTCTTATATAGGCGTGTCGCTTTTCGACTATTTATTTTTAGTTACCTATAATATGAGACTTAATACACTGATTATCAATTAGTCTTGCGTGTCGCTTGTTTGTCACTTGCGTGTCGCTTAATTTCATCAATTTTCTGCTGTAGTTTTTGGATTAAAATCTTCGTCCCACGTCGTTGTTTGAGTCCAATAATTTGTTGGCAAAGAGCCGTTACTTGCTTGTTCATATGTAGTGCAGTTTTTTACGGATTCTAAAGTTATTACATTTTGCATAGTAAATTTATTTTAAAAGGTAGGTAGCCTCCGATGATAACCATTGCAACGACCAAGTTTTAATTGTTAGTGGATAACTCCTACCTTATATCTATATTTTTTAGTTTATAAGTTTTACTGCTAATAATAATAATGTTGGTAGGAATGTAAATACAGCATCCATTACATTAGGAGTGCTGAACCTCATCTTAGCATCTACAATCTCTTTAAGTATAGATACAAATATCATAAAACCTACTGCCTCCATTGTGCTACCCCATATTACCAATGGAGTTGCTATTATACTTCCGTAAAAGAAGTGTAGTAGCTTGTCTACTGGTACTGATGCCATCAATGATAATAGCTTTTTAATTAATTGTTTCATATTTATTTATTATAAACTTTATATGCAAATATACAAAAAATAATACACGTGGCATAATAATGTAAAACCTTGTACACCTATATTTATAGTTATACCTGTTTTCAATAATGCGCCACTCAAAAAAAGATCATCACAAATAGAGAGGTGTTGGGTAACATATATTTTTTATAAACAACACACATTAATTAAATCACTTTTACGTTGGTGGGGGGGTACCTTTTTACCTTTTCTCTCAGCTATTTTTTTACCTTTTTGTCTGGACACTACAGAAATTATACTCTTTTCTTTCGTGTAATTCTTACACGCTCACTTCGTTTCGCGTTTATTAGAAGATACTTGGCAGTATCTTTTGTGGAGGGGAGGGGTATCATTTTATCGAAGCGGAACGGGCTTCGCCCTGACCTTTTATTTAAGCTTATCAGCTTAACCACTCGAACTCTTCTCTTGAATATTTATCTTATGCTTTCACAATCATTCGATAGCCTACCCTATCCCTCTCTAATAGGTAAACATAACA